TCCCTCAATATGTATATATAAACGTCACTAGATTGATCTAAGCTTATTAAAGACTGTTTGAATTGTGTCATGCTGCGATTATACCTAAACGTCTGTTAAAAGATAGATATAGATTTTGTGTAGCACCTGCGATCGCTGGTGACGATTCTACATATTGACTTATACCACCATTTAGTAAGACACTTGCTACACGGATATAGTAAGTGCCACTAGACAGATTTTCTATTATCAACTCACTAGTAGACACCGACAATATGGGCGACCACGAACCCGTAGCACCTCGTTTCCATTGGACTTGATAAGAAGTTATAAAAGATCCGCCCGTTTCGGGTTTACTCCATCGTCCTATTAATTTAAATACATTAGCGCTTTGTTCTACAAAACCGACACCTAAATTTATAGGTGGTGGTGGTATAACAGGAATTTCTTCTTCTTTTTCTGTGGATTCTAACTCCCATCCATTTTCAATTATATTGAATTTGTCTTCTCGATATTCGGTAGCCAGAATTTCTATCAAACCACTGTCTTCAGCGTCTACTTTTATTACTTGTACTCTATATTTTTTTGTATTTATAACGTCTATAAACCAGTTAGATTCTTGTAGCGGAATTGTAGTAAAAGGAGTTGATACTTGTATGGTATCCGTAGAACCTGCCCCGTTACTAATCGTCTTAGTTTCTATTGTTAAATCTGGCATGGTGCAAGTTATAGAATAACCTGACGCATTTGGTAATATTATTTCTTGATCTAATTCTATCGTTGTACTTGTAGCTGATGTTATCAAACCGCCATAACGTTTTTTAGATCGCTTCCAATCTATGACGTTTATAATATCACCAGGTCGTACAAAAAGCCCAATTAATCTACATTTGAATGATACGGTTTCTGTTTCTAGGAAATTAGAATAAACCTGATAACGTCCTTGTCTATAGGCTTGACCTCTAGATGTACATCCATAAGCTGCAAAATCAGTTTCTCTATAACCAAATTTTTTAAGAGCGTCTTGTACTTCTATTGATTCTACTGTTTGTCTATAGTAATCATCTGGATCATTCCATGTTACATAAGCGACTGAATATCTTGTTTGTATATCAGTTGATGAGTAACTGAACATACCGTTTTCTACATCAGCATTAGTAAATTGTTGAATAACATCACTAGGTTTATCCTGCCAGAATTTTAAGCATGTGCCATCCCAATAATAATGAGAATTACAAGCACTCAAAAATCCTTCTAATACTTTATGTGCGGCTTCTCCTTGTTGAAGTACAGTATTACATCTAAATCTACGTTCTGTACCACCAAAACCATTAGTTACAAACTCATTATTATATCTAGATATGTCATATAGATCATACGAGGATACCTGACAAGAATCTATCTGTTTACCTAAACCATAACGACTATTAGTTAGAATGTCATATAACTGCCACACCGGATCAGATGTCGCTATGGGTGGCTCATAAAGAGTACCATCCCATATACCACTAAAGTCCAAGCCGCGATCTGTGTCGTTAACTACAGCATTACTAGGAATGGCTACAGTCCTACCACCGATCTTATACCCTCTTTGTGGTTCACTAGAGAATTGTTCTGCGTCAAACTCAGCGCTCACTACAGCCGTATGAGCATAATTTATCTTGGTATCATTTACGACAGTGGTGTAACTTACAAATTGAATAGTATTCTGTAAATTACTGTTAGGTGTTGGTTCTTGTACTAACTTTTCTACTCTTATAGTGATAGGTCTTGAAAAATTTGTATACGCGATCGGTATATTGTATTCAAATTCTGTAGCACTAGAAAATTTTACTGTGCGATCGTCGGAATGAACTGTTGCAACACCACCAATATCGGTTAATTGTATTCTGAACGCCATCCGACTCGCAACTACGTCACCATCTTCTTCATATTGTTGTACCTGAAATGCTAGTCTAACTCTTACAAAACTTATATCACTAACAGTGAAAGTTCTTGAAATAGGTATATTATATTTTACTTCTGTATTAACACTGGTTTCAGATGTAAGTCCTTCTTTAACGGTGGCATCTAATAGTCTTTGTGAACCTGTACCATTTCTACTATCCCATTTAAAGCCCGTAAAGTTTTTACTACCATCACTATTACCTACAGGCGTTCTATCCAAATAAATAGAACGATCGCCTTCTAATAAGCCTTCTATTGGACCTTCTGATAAAGCTTCTACTACTACGGCTCTTGCAGAACTGAGTGCCGTATCAGGATCTACGTCAGGGTTTTTAGATTTGCCGCCACCACCGTTACTAGAAAAAATACCATGTTCGCCTACAAGATATGTATGGTAGTCATCTACAACAAAATTGTACACAGTGGTTCTTTCTAGTTCTTCTTCTACCTTTAGTAACGGTCTGTATTCTAAATATTTGTCAATAAAGAATTCGTCTATATTCCATTTACCAATCTCTTTGAAAGAATTACGTTCTGTATAGAACGCATGATTTGGAGTTGCTATTACATAACCACCCCAATAGGTATATCTAAATACTTGTTGGTCGTGGTGAATGTTTGTAGATAATACTTTTTTGATAGATATTTTATTTTCGGGAGAGAAACAAAATACTTCATCCCCTGTTTTTATATTTTGTATGGGTATTAATCCTAATGGTGTCTGTATAAGAGTATCACCACTAAGACATCCTCCTCCTTCACCCCAAAACTCATCAAATTTCATCACGATCCACCTACATTAGTGGCTGTGATGTACGATCGCACGGTGGCAGATAATACCATAGATGGCGCTAGCATAACACCATATACTACATATATACGCTGTCCTATTTCTGCTGTGTTGGAAACGCCAGAAAATATAAAAGATTTTTCGTTCTCTTTATCAGCATCATTTTTAGGTTTTTGTCCCATTAAGCCGGATACAAGTAATAAAGAACCTGTAACTATTAATTGAACGGCGCTCAGACCTAATAGACCTCCAGAGAATATCAGTCCTCCAGCAATAAGAGCTGTACCAAGGATTATTTTTCCTACTTTACCAGCACCACTAGGTAAAGCTGTAATATGAACACTTTTATCTTTTACTATAGGATCTGATAGTTCATCTTCTCCTATTTCATAATTTCCGTGTCTGACTTTGAAGAATGTACCTTTTTCTGTTTCATCTAGGATGAATTGTCTGAAGTCTTTGAAATTAACTTCTAGAAATCTAACACAATCTTTGGTGCTATGCGCTACACATCTAAATTCTTTACCATATTTCTTTCGTAGAGAACCATGTAAATAAATAGTAGTGTACATCACACCGTCCTTGTTACATATGTTATGTTGTAACCAATTGTATTTGCACCATTGAGATTAATAACAAGAGCTGTATTCGCTGCGAGATCTAAAGGTGAATGAGGATGATACTCAACGCGATCTCTAAAACCAACTGTACCTTTTGCTGACAGTAAAACTCTCCTGCGATCTGTAGATGTACCACTTCGAACGATCACTAATGTTTCTACAGCGCTTTCGTTTTGAAGTTCTAAATTTAGTATTCTGATATAGTTACCACTACCAGGAGCCGCTACAATCGTATTGTTACCACTTGTAGAGATGGTTCCGCTTAGGTACACTTCAGCGATTCCATAATTTCCCATGTCAGCAAGCACCTCATCATAAGAATGAGGTGTGTATATAGGCACCGAACCAGACAACCCTTTATCTTCTGAAAGGAGTATAGCCGGATTGGTATTACCGTCTAAAACTGATATGTTCCTGGTAGGCATTTTTTTAGTTTATATAGCTAAGGTAACTATATCATAACAACGTTTTTGTTTCTGAAAGGTAGTCAAAATATGTACCTTACAGGGTGTGTTACAGCATACTTTAGATCATCGGGATTTTGTAGTTGTTCTCCATGTTGTGTACAATATACTTCATCCCATTGAACAGGTGTTACGCCTAGTCTATTAGCCACATCATCTAATACTAGATTTTCTCTGTATATAAGTTCATTAGTGATAGGATCTCCGTATTTTCTGTTCATCCTATATCTGTCGTAGAAACTTTCCTCTGTACGATATTCGTCACCTAATAACAAGTTGCTATCGTATATTTCTTTTATAACATTTCTACGCATACCAAAACAACCACCAGAAATAAAATTAAATTGTCTTGATAGGTAAGGTGCAGGCAGAAATCTCACATCTCCTATCCAATCACCCTCTGGAATATAATTAAACGATCTCCATATATAAGAATCGGGATCTAATTTGATAATAAGATCGCTAGTTGTATTATTAAGTACGCATTTGAAATTACGTTGAGTGAATTCTGGACCTACATTTTTTAAGCGATCGCCTTTTATCAATGTAAATGGGGGAGAGTTAGGAAATATGCGATCGTGATAATCACGGATCTGATTCATAGAGAATAAATTAGCTTGACCATCAGATATAATTAAAATCTCTGAGGTTGGATAAAAATTTCGTATTTGAAAAACTAGTCTGCTGGCATAAATCTCGTTTTTGTATATATTAAAATAGAAACTAATAGGTTCCGTCATTTTTCAAAGGTATCCAAACTCTACCGAAAAAGCTTCCGCCACCCAATACTTTTGTTCGTTGATCGGACATTAATAGATAGTAGTCACCGTTAGGCATATAAGATACATGTAACTGTAATACTCTTGATTCGGTATCAGTAGACGTATCATCAAGGCCACGTATATCCATTGGATCATAATCAGGAAAACCTTCGCTCCCTGATACATAAACAGATGTTTTTACTGCGGGAGTTTTAGATCTTGTATCTTTGTCGTATATGTTCTCCCCTTTATAACTGGAAATGTTGACATTAGCCGGTAATTTATAAAACCATTTTGGAGATCCTGTACGTCTTACTCCTATATACAGTCTTGGCGCGTTTGCGGTAGTGTATCCATGATACAGAAAAGGTTGTTCTAATATACCACTGAAAAGACCTGTTCCAGTGTGGAAACCTCTAGATCCTAATTGATGATGTATAGATATACCTCTTTTTTCTCTAGGATCAAATAAAGGGACATGTGACGGAGGATCAAAAGATCTCGTTATCTGTATATTTCCTTCATAAATGTCAACATTGTTTTTTGGGTCGTCTGCTGTGTAAATAGTATAAGCATCAAGGTATGTTTCTTCATGTAACATACTCTTCACTCTATAATATACACGAAAACCTACGTCAAAATAGTTGGTGCTAAGACCCATGAGAAACCCTAATAATAGCTAGATACAGTTAATCGTACCATCATAGCACAATTGTTGAATACACTTTCACCAGTTGGTTTAACTTCGCCAGTTAGAGTGTATATACCACAAGGTATAGTAGGACTACCACAGCAAGATTCCATCGTTTGTTGTAACAAAGGTGTTCTTATTGACTCGGTGCAACTAGGATATACCAATTGATCTTTATATATTGCCAATAATGTCAAAAAGTTGATTACACAACTATGAGTTCTAGAATCATAATTTTTTAACATCTCTCCAATGTAAATTTGTTTGTCTTTAGACCAACTTCCATACATAATACGGGTCAGATCGCCTTCAAATTGTTTTTGTAGATATTCATAACTTCTCAGAATCAATCTAAAAGTAGTGCCAGCATCTTCTCCATTAAGGTTAGCCCACAAAGCCGACTCTCCTATTAATGCTTGTGTAGCTGGATCACTATCTGGATAAGGTGTGTTCTTTTCTGAGAATCGTGTAGGAGGAAAATCCGGTTCTATAGAACACCATTTACCATCTACCCAATTTAGCCAATCCATCAAAAGTTTCTGTAAACTATCGAATTTAGTATTTGAATAATAAAGAGCTTTAGCCAACCATAGACCAAATTGAGCCTGTGAGAAACCTGAATCTGACCCTTGTTCCATAGGGTTGGCTTGATTTCTATAAAGGATAAGAGTAGCAAGATTCCCTGTAACAGTATTTAACTGCCATAGGGAATTAATAGGCGATATTCTAAAAGCAAAAGGCCCAAAATCATCATTGATCTCTGCATATTTTATTTGAGCTTTAGCTAAATTGTCGATCGCCGCTAAAAGTTGATTAGTATTCGTACCAACCAATCCCCATAAATTCTGAGAGATCAAATAGCGATCTCCGTAACGATTAGTTACAACGTTATTTTGTCGTACTATAGAAGATGTAAATAACTCACTGTTAACGGTATTAGGCGAGTAATTTATAATAGATTGAAAACCAGTTTTTATTTTATTGGATCTTGTTTGCCATATACTGTTTTGAGTTATCAAATACAATTCATCGTAAAGCTCCCACAACATAGGCAACCAAGAAGCTTTGATATTAACTTGATTCGTTGATAAAGCCGTTACGGAAGCAGGAAATGCTGTGTAACCGTTGTTACTGGGTGAGTATACTTCAAACAGTTGATTGGTCTGTATAGACCCAATTGGAGATCTTACATTTATTAACCAATGTGGTAGTGTACTATTACCATTGTAATAATAAGTTTCTATAGCTTCTGCAAGTGTTAATGATCTGTCTAACCAAGTCTGATCGTTTAATAACTTATATCCATTAAGAAACGCCATCGACATGTTTATTTGATCATATAATGTACCAGCTTGCCAAGGTATGTCTATACCAGCTTCTTGATGCCATTGTTTAGTAACCAAATTGTTGTTTGATATTAGTAATGGAGCTTGGAGAGATATTTCTGGAAACACCTCAAATTCGAATTCTAAAGAAGCTGTAGCGTTTCTATCATTACTTGTTAATGCTGATTTAATAGCGTTACTGCCAGAATAAACTGGATTTTGTGTAATCTGCCACCAGTTGTTTACCCACCCTGAAGGTATAACACCATTCTCAAAACCTTGATTTAGATACGTGGTTGTTATACCAGCTCTAGTACTGGCATTTCCAATAACTACACTATCGATCGCAATTACTTCGTTCTCTACACTGAAATTACCATCTTTTTCGTGTATGAACTTTATTTTGTATTTACCTTTTTTTTGAAAGGCATAGGAAAAATTAGTCCATGAGTTCGGAGATCCAGTTCCATAGTAACCACCAATATTTTGACCACCACCACTTTGAGTTAATACAGTTTCCTTGATGCCATCAGGCTTGGTTACTTCGATCTTAAAAAAATCAAAATACACTTCTGTAGCAAATGTATAAAATACATGTAACCAAGTGTTACCTTCTTTTGGTGTAGCGTTATTAGTTACAAGATTATTTACGTCTATTGTGGATACATTATCTATAAATACTTTCGATGCCGTAATATCAGATTTTATTTTAGTTATATCTATAAGATCAGAAAGATCGCTACAAGGTGATTCGATATCTTTTATAAACGTGGCTGAAAAACTAAAAGTATCAAATCCTATTGGCGTTACAGACCATTCAGTACAGAAGTAAAGTTGTAATGGCAATACTTCTATATTAGGACTCCAGTAGAAAGATTCTACTCCTCTTCTACTAGACAGAAAATCAGATATGTTTTCTATCTTATCCTTAGTGTCGATCGCCTGAATAGTCCACGTCACTCTAGGTTCTACGGAAGAAGACGTGCTTATATAACCATCGCCAAGTTGCGACTCAAAATTAGATCCTACATCGTAGGATTCTTCTGCGCCCCAAGACGGCGGTAATGTAAGTGTAAGATAATTCATAAAAAGATTGTCCTAACTAGAACCATAAATAAAACTTTCGGTAGCGATCAAGCGGCATTAAGACTACCAAATTCTAATTCTAATTGTTTTAATGCCCAATCCTCACTTTTGTTTTCTTTGTTAGCACAATCTAATAAATATTGTATATAAGCCTTTTTGAGCATCTCCGATCTATTAACCGTAGATCCAAGAAACCATTCATCTAATGGAGAAATACCATATTCCTTGGCAAATCTCTTTTCAACGTGCTCTGGTGAAACACCAGTGGTAAAACCTTCAAATCTATAAATTCTAAATCTATCCCTCAAGGTTTCCACATGAATAGTTTTATTGATCGGTAATTCAATCATACCACTATCATCTATATCGAACTTAGTTATCCAATGATGACCACAAGCACAGTCCACAGTGAATCTAGGCACAATGCGATCGCACTGAGGACACACTTTAGTGGGCATAACACCAACGGTTTTTTCTTTGGATGTTGGTAATGTATAGTTTTGAATATCCTCTGGTATGCCTAGTCTTGTAGTGTTACCAGCTTGATCTAATATCACACCGAATCTTTTACCTTCAGCTATACGCATCAATCTCCCTATTTGCTGAAGATGTAGAGCTTCTGATGCTGTAGGTCTCAAAAGTAACCCTACTTCAGCCATGGGTTCGTCAAAACCGATGCTGATAACGTTTACAGAAGATATACCTATCAAGGTTCCTTCTCTAAAATCGTTATATATCTTAGCTCTCTCTTTCAAAGGTGTTTCACTTGTTAGACAAGCGAAAGGTACTCCTAATCTATTGAAATGATAAGCAATACATTCGGCGTGTTCTATATCCACACAGAATGCTAGTGTTCGTTTTCCTCTACAGAGAAAACTTCCATCAGTATCTTTTAGTAGAAACCATTCCTTTATGATCGCACTGATTAGTTCAGGCGTAAAGCATCTGTTCTTTATTTCAGACACTTCGTAGTCGTCGCCCTTAACTTGAAGATCTGATACATTAACAGAAGCAGACGGAACATAATATCGCATTTGCGATAAAAAACCCATCCTTTGTAAATCCAGAGGCGTAGGAGTGGCTACGAAGCCTTCTAAATGATCTCCTATCTGTTCTACACCAAGACGTTTTGGAGTAGCTGTTAAAGCCACTACACGGGCATCTGGATAGATATTGTAGATAATATCCTTACCAACTTGAGATGTTAATGTTATATGAGCCTCGTCAAATATAATAAAGTCTACTGTATAGTTCTTCCAGGTTTCTCTATTATTTAAGGTCTGAATACTAGCGATCTGCACTAGCGTATCAGGATTCTCTTCGTATCCAGCTTTTACAAAACCTACTTCGAGTCCGTATCGAGTAAACTTTTCTGCTGTTTGTTCTACTAACTTGTCCAAGTGAACGATAAATAAAGATCGCTTCCCTGCTGTAGAAGCATCTAAACACAGTTTAGTAGATATTACGGTCTTACCCGCCGCTGTAGCTGCGATCAACGCCATTCGCTTATTACCTTGGGCATAAGCGTTATAGAGATCATTTATTACTCTGGCTTGATAATCTCGTAAGTCCATAGCGAAAATGCGTTTTCTTGTATTCTACCTGAAAAAGAGAGCGTTTGTCGATATTAAGAACCTATCTTTAATATCGACTGAAGACACTCTTTATTGAAGCACAACGACATTGCTCTTTAGGGTGATGAGAATGTCAATATAATTAAAACAAAATTTCAACAGGTTCGTTAATACTCGCTTCTTCTTCCGGTAGATAGTCGATCATACACGCTTGAACGTTTTGATCGCCTTCCCAGTAGAAACGAATCGGATAATTGGAGCATACAAGCACCTCGCAAAGGCGTCTAAGAGTTCTAGCTCTACCAATGGCCTGATACGCTTGTTCTTCAATAAAGTGGCACTGGATGTCAATTAGGTGTTGCTGTTGATAGGTAATCATTTTGAAATGAAAACCGTTACGGGTGATTCGTTTAGGTGTCATAACGAAATCGCGTTGTTCGATTTTATACCCGAGTGCTTTTGCGTAAAGTAGGTGGACAAAGCTAGGTACGTGGTAAGTACCAACCACTACTAAATCCTCACCACCTAATTCGTCGTATCCAGCACAATTACCTAAATGAATGTCAGCGTGAGCTTTAGCGAAGTAGATTTTCTTGTTAGCAAATGTCAAAACAGGAACGCTAGATTTCTTAGTTGAAGCAAAGTCCTCAGTTATAGCTAAGGCATAGTCCAAAGCGTTGCTATTCTTAACGACACCGTTTTGATCTTTGGTGCGACGAAGAGAGCTTTTAGAGAAGCTGTAAGTTTCATCTTGAATCAAACGGCCTTTGTGCGCCACGTTGGTTAAGTCAACGAACACAAGACGATTTTTCAATAACTGGCGATAAATCGTCTCGTCAGCGGTTGCGGAAAAAATAGCAATCTTGCGATCGCTAGGTAATTCTTTCTTGGTGATATAGTACAGACTGTTAGGATCTCCAAACTTGGATGAAGTCTCATCATCTGGGTCCACCATCATTTTGCCGTAGATATATCCTTCAGCAAAAAATTCAGCGATCGATGTTTTGAACTTACCATTGGCAGCACCGCGAGAAATGCAAGAGATCAATTCCTTATATTCCTTGGGAGAAAAAAGATCTTCTTTTTCTTGGAACGACGCTGGAATATCAGTGTCACTAAGAAACGTAATGTATCGCTTGCATACAGCTTGAATTTGTTTGTTCTTTGTCAATGCCTGAAGAGTGTTGAAATCTTCAAGACAAACAGAACTAACCTTCAAAATCGAATCTAACGGATCTTCATCGTAGATTAGAGTTTTGTTGTGAGCGAAAGGATGCTTGTTGTCATTCAGCAACAAAGTTCGGGTGTGAGTAGTAACAATGTTTCCAAAAGTACAACCATAAGCAGCTTGATTAGCCCTCATAAACACTTCTAATTCTTGTAAAGATTCTCTCTCAAGATCAGAAAGTCTGCCAAAAAAAGATCGTAAAAACTTTAGACGTTCCTTCAGAAGCTTGTTAAAGGCGTCTGAAGCTCCAATAAGCTGATAGTAAGCTAACTCGACCTTAAGTTCGTTGGGGAGGTTGTTAGGTACCTCTGGGGTGACGTATGCGTTAGGCTTATACGTGTTACCTTCAGAACCAAACATTTTCTCGGCGGTTTGAATACTAGCGCGATCGCAGAACTCCTTCATCGCCTTGATGGTTTTGAACGCGAAAGTGTAACCGTTAGTATCATTAACCAAGTTAACTAACTCTCTGGTTTTACCCAGACCAGTGACACACTTAAAAACGTAAACTTTATTGTCAGGGTCGTTTTTGAACTTGGCTATCTCATCACGCATTTTGGTTTCAGCTCCTTTAACGCTGTAAATACGAAGGTCGTCGAAAAAACGCGGATCTTGTTGAGAACCATTATACTCTCCCCGAGCCGCAGCTTGGAGAATGTTGCTAAAACGATAATCTTCAGGATAAGTGGAAAAATTCTTCAACTGCATTGGCTTGTAGCCTTTGTACGCAGACTCGTTATCAACTAAGTCCCAATGGTAATCTTCGTAATTACCGCTTTCTTCCATACACTTCTGAAGCCACGCTATACCACCTTTGATATATTGAAGGTTCAATACCAAACCTTTGATTTCCTCACGGTGAATCCGTTCACCAGCAGGATAGGCAGTAGAGTTTGGTAAATGATAACCAGCTTTTACAGCTTGAAGAATTTGTAGCTCAGGAACTAATTCTTCGTCAATGTTGACATTATCAACAATAGCAGGTAAGTCTTCAGGAGCGTGACGAGAAGTAAGACCAGATAGATTCTGATCTACCTGCTTTACTTTACGAGCTTTGTTACTAGCCGATCTAACCAATTCCATCTTTGCAGCAAAAAACAAATTCTCAAGGTCTAAAGGTTTTCTTTCAGCAAAGGGTAGTAAAACTTCACCCTTACCACCAAAATAATAGTGGACGGGATCTTTACAAGCTTTGTCGATACCAGTGGCTACAACGTGTAAGGCCCGCATTATTTGACTAGCTACGTCAAAATCAGTTACAGGATATTCAGTGTAAAGCGCATAACGAAACTTGCGGTGTTCAGGTTTGTCAGAAAAAGTTGGATAAGCAAAACCAAAACCTAAATTTAATTCTTGGACGCGATCGTGAAAATCTAACGGGTCTTGGTTGTTGTCGATATCCATCACAAAAATTTGTTGGGATACGAAACAATTACTCGTCCGACCTCCCTTAAACTCTACAGGACTCCAGCTATAACCAGCTAAAGCGTGTTCAACGATTTCATCTAAAGTCATCTCTACTCTAGATGAAGAAAGCGCTAGTCGATTACTGATAGCTCCCCTAACGAGTTTGCTCTGAGCAGGTTTGGAATCAAATCTTTTGGAGTCAATTGAAATTACAAAAGTTTTTTTGTTGTTCATTACCAAATTAGTCATTGTTAACATACCCAGACTCTAAACGTTGAGCCATTTCTCGAATAGCCATTCCGATCGTGGCGGATAATGAATATCCAGTTGATTCGGCGAGTTGATTCAAAATATCGCGATCTTGTCTTGTCATCGCAATGTTCATTCTGAACACTCTTTGTCCTCGATATCTTTCGCGTTGTTTTAATTTTGACATTTGAATTTTTCGATGCAAGTATATAAATATAATACACAATCTTTTTTATAATAACAATAGTAAAGTAGAAAATCGATGTATCGTATATCTTTTATAGATCGCGATCGTTTGTATCTATGAGTTTTTAGGTACTTTTACTTAATTGACCCCCTCATAATGTTCAAATACAGGCGGGGGGAGTCCTCTCAGCTCAGTGCGATCTTTCTAATCCTTATATAGCAATGCTTTCGAGCGTTTTACGATCAAAAACAATCATACATTAAAATGCCTGTAATCCTTATATATCAAGGCTTTTCGGGATCGGTCAAAAAAAAGTGTCGTTTGACGGGTAACGCTTATATATACTATAAGAGCTACTCGCGAAACGACACTTTTTTCAAAGGCGATCTCTGTAATGTAATTATATCAATGCTTTCGAGCGTTTTAATATAAGATTTTTCAACGAGAGAATCAGTGTTTCGGCGATTAAAAGAGAGGTCTTGCGGCATCTCCCCCCCGCCTGTTTAGACAATATAGGGGGGTCAATTAAGTAAAAATATACAAAATTATATAAAAAGATGATCGCGATCGTCATTTATAATGACTTTTCCTTTATTTTTTATATATATAATTTTTTATAGAATTAGCTGTAATCCTTATATAGCAATAGGTTGACCCCCTTTACATAGATGCTGTTGTGTGTGTCCTGCTCTCTATTCCTTATATATCAATGCTTTTAGAGTTTTGTCCCGAAAAGGCGGAGTATCTTTTTGATCTATCTATTAAAGGCTCCGCCTTTTCGGGACAGATCGATGATCAAAACAAAGGAAAGATCGATAATTAAAGACCGATAGCAGACACACACACAGCGTCTATGTAAAGAGGGTCGATGTGTATAAATAATGAAAAATATACAAAATCACATAAAAAGAGGGTAGAAACAGAAAATATCGCCTCTAAACCCTTTGTAAGCCTGATTAACAAATTAACGATGAGAATTACCTCGACTGCCTTTAGCGCCTCTTAAAAACGATTCTGAGAGGACTAACAGTGGTTATCACAGGAACCACATACTAAGGAACTAATCGACAAACGAAATGGAAGAACGATCGCGATCAACCTCGATCACGTTCTTCTCTATAGAACAGATCGAGATCATTTGTCCATTTTTCATTTTGACTAATCGATTGGACCAAATTGACCCATTCGATAGTTCAGAAGATATCTATTGTTTCGATCAGGTCAGATTGGTCCAATCGAACGAACACATTTTGGACAATCGATCAGGTCAATTTGAACCAATCGAAGGAGTCAGAACGAGCTAATCGTTGATCGCTCCAAAAAGGCGATCGTCCTGAGAGATTAGTGGCACCTCCCTGAGGTGCCATCAATTGTCCGTACTTATACTCACCAAAAAAATCACCGTATTAATATCGTCACTCTAAAAAGCGATTAATCTTGATGCGATCATAGATAAGTAAAAATACGGGCGATCAATGGCACCTAAAAGAGGTGCCATTAATTATCAGCATTTCTACTCATCGTAGATAATCAAGAACCATTGTATTGATGGCACCTTAGGGAGGTGCCATTGATCGCTATGCAGCTATCGATAAGCAAAAATACTGAAGAACGATGGCACCTAAAAGAGGTGCCATTAATCATACGCACTTATACTCACTATTTTTCAATGTAAAGAAATGTAAAGAAATGTGAATTGATGGCACCTCTTACTTAGATGGATGATACAATTCTTATAATGCTTACATAGTGAGCGTTTCAATTGATGGCACCTCTCGAAAACACATATTGAGTGGTGTATAATATCTAACATGACCTACAGTGAGCTAATACTTTCTCTAGGAGAGGTAAAACAGTTTGTAGAACGAGAAACAAAGAAACGGGTAAGTAAGACCACCTTATTTAGGTGGATGAGGGAAATCCTTGACTTACCTGTTTATGACCCTGCTAGGGTCAGAGTTTACACAATCGAAGATGCCGTATGTCTTTCTTTTTGGGCTATTTCTTCTGAAAAAGCGAAGAAAGGATCTAGACACGGTAGACGAAACAGACGGATTCAATTTTATGAGGAATTATTCTTGTCATGGCAGCGAAACCAATCAATAGGCTAAAAGAAGAGCAGGAAACGCCCGTTACGCCCCCTAAAACAGGCGAAACCACTTATGACACCAGTACAGACATTACTCTGGTGAAGGCCACTCTAGCCCTCTCAGATCAGCACTACGAGAAGCTTTACACAGCGATCATTTCACACGAAGAACAGAACGCTGAAAAGTTCTCTGAGTTTTACGAAAAGCAAGTATTAACAGGCAATGTACGATCGCATTACTTGGCTGAGAAGTTGGCCAAGCTGCAAGTGCCTGAGATTCAAACGATCGCGATCGACCGTCCCACTGTATATAACGATATCAAGTTCAGTAGCAGAGTTGATGCTCGACTAGCTCTAGACGGCTTGTTTCCGAAACTAGCACTAGGAGAAGGTAGCAATGAATAGAAGTCAAAACATGTCCCCTGCGGGGCATCCTAGTATCGAATACACACCCAAATGTACCCAAGTGTACCCAGTTGGGTCCGATGCTGGGGACAATGGATGGTATATTCGTTTGGAGGACGGCTCTTCCTATTTGATAACGCACCTACCGTCTTCCTATGACGTTCCTGGTTATGGGCAATACGACGCCTATAGAGAGATGGAAGCGGCGGGTCAATGTTCTCAGAACGGTGTCGTTATGCCTATGCGTAAACGTTTACCACAGCAAGAGATTGCGATTGAGACTGTCTCTACAGCTTCTCAATCTTCCTACATCGTCAATGAATATCCTCAACTAGGTCAGGACAGTTTTACAACCACAACGTTGGTTTGTGCTGCTGCTCTTGGCTTAGGGTATGGTGCTGTTAAATATTTTTCTCGTGCACAAGTAGAGTATT